ATACGTTGTCAATAACGCCTACCGCCAAAGCTCTCGCCGCTGCAATTGTGGTGGTCTTGCCAACCGCCACACAGTTGATATTCATTTCTTCTTCACGAATTTTACCGCCCAGGCCCTTGTAAACCTGACTCATGTTTGCGGCGTTAACCGGGGCAGCTTCCTCGCCAGTTTCCAATGGTGTTTCTGCCCCGATTACTACAAACTTAATTTGATCCCTATCAGGCAAACTTGTAGGAGGCCCGTCAAATACCGGATAGGTTAGCGCCGTATCAAGGGTTGAAACAAGCCACACAATTACGTCGTCAATAGCCGTAGAATGCAATGATGGCATTAGCGGAACCCTGGCCTTTCCTCACCCGACAGCATCGCCATAGCGTGCGGCGGGATCTTGTACGTATTGACCAGAACTTCCCAGTTAGCAGTTTCGTTAGGTCCGGGCTCAAGCTGATCCGCACCATAAGGCCGCTGAGTGGACCACATATCGTAGCAAATCTCAAGCGCGGCAAGCTGAATCTTCTGTGAGATCACCGCTCGCCCCGCTGTGTAGGTTGCTTTCCACGGTCCGTAATAGAACGGCTGCTGAGATTGCAGCTCGACCGTGGCGCTATCTGGATAAACAATGAAATCGTTATTGGCCTGAGTCCACGTAGGCCCGTTAATTCTGACAGAGCTGAGTGAAGTAAGCGAAGTATCGCTAAGCAATGGCCCGTGCGACAGCTTCAATACCATTGCGGTATATCCGCCGGGAACCCTTTCGTTAGTAAAGGTTCGGATGACACAAGTGCCTACCACTTCTTCAATCATTTCCGTTACTGCCATCATGACCTGACGTAGCAAGGATTCCTTTTCGTTGGACGTAGAACTGCCGAAGTTGATAAACGCCTTAACGTCATCGATACTTACGACAGACCTGAATGAAACAACGGGAACATAGTCAGTCTTAGAGGTAGACGGCCCAGTTGAAGTCCACTGGAATTTATACAACCCTTCCAGCGCCAATGTGTAATCGACGTGGTAGTGACCCAAGCTGTCATGCGTAATGCTTGGCGTCGCGGTTGTCTGATTAGGCAAGGTAACGGTGAGCGTAACCGTAGCATCGATATAGTTCCCGCTTACGTCCGTTAGAACAAAAGTGGAAGTATAGGATTCTCCCGTTTCGATTGCTGCCATTATGTCTCACCCGCTACCTTACTCGATGTCTTAACTTTACCGGACACAGCGCCCCTTGCCTTATCTGTTTCGGTCACGGTCGTATGGGATTTAGCACCGTGGGTTACAGTTGCGCCCTTTTCACCGCTGCCTGCAACAATTGCATGATAGGGATGAACAACCCCCTGTGTGCCTGTTCCAAACGACAGTGAAATCGCGGAGATTTGCGGCTTGTTAAGCCTCGCACTACCAGAACCCAAGAACTGCTGAGATCCGCTAGCCAGCAACGTAGCCTTTTTGACGATAACGCCGCCAGCACCAGACCAGGATTCGCTGCCCGTACCATGAGGCGCAGGCTTCTTAGCTGTTACCGAACCAGTTCCGGCCAGCCCGCCCGCGTTGCCTGTTCCGTTCGCAGCAGGCTTCTTAGCCCTGCTACTCCCAGTTGCAGTAAACTGCTCAACGCCCGTACCGTTAGCGGCTGGCTTCTTAACAGTGGCAGAACCGCTGCCGATAGCACCAGCCAAACCTGTACCGCTTGCGCTAGGCTTCTTGACCGTCGCGCTGCCAGTAGCAGAGTTGCCCGGAATCGAGCCAGTGCCCGAAATTACAGGCTTCTTCGCGTTAACGGCTGCGGTAGCCGTGTAGACTTCGACGCCAGCACCAGAAACGTTAATCTTTTTACAAGTAATCTGCCCGGTACCCGTGAATCCTGCGGGAGTGTTAGTCCCGGTACCGCTCGCAGCAATTTTCTTGATAGAACTACTACCGTTTGCGGTAAAGGTTTCGACGCCGGTACCCGACGCAGCAGGCTTCTTGAGAGCCGAACTGCCCGTAGCCCAGAAGTTTGTACCTGTTCCAGAAGCGCTAGGCTTCTTGACGTTAGACGAACCTGTCGCCGTAAACGCCTCAACGCCTGTACCAGATGCAACAGGCTTCTTTATGCTTGCGCTGCCAGTTCCCGAAATGCCTGGGATTGAACCAGTGCCAGAAGCGCTAGGCTTCTTTACATTTGACGAACCAGTAGCGGTGAATGTTTCTGTACCCGTGCCGCTAGCCGCAGGCTTCTTAATGCTCGCGCTGCCCGAACCGTTAAAGATCGTACCAGTTCCTACCGCAGCGGGCTTCTTAGCACGCGGAGCACCCGTCGCGGTGAATACCTCGACGCCTGTTCCATTAGCCGCAGGCTTCTTAACGTTTGAACTACCGGAGCCCCAGAAGTTTGTTCCAGTTCCGGCTGCGGCTGGCTTCTTAGCGTTCGATGAACCTGTCGCCGTAAATGTCTCAGTGCCGCTACCATTAGCAGCGGGCTTCTTTATCGAAGAACTACCAGTAGCCCAGAAGTTAGTTCCAGTTCCATTGGCCGCAGGCTTCTTAGCGCGAGGTGCGCCGGTAGCTGCGAATTCTTCGGTGCCTGTACCAGATGCAGCGGGCTTCTTAATAGAAGAACTGCCGGTAGCTGTAAATTGCTCAACTCCCGTACCGCTCGCAGCAGGCTTCTTAGCATTGCTAGAGCCGGTAGCTGCAAATTCTTCTGTGCCAGTGCCGGAAACGGCAGGCTTTTTAGTCGCAGAACTTCCCGTGCCCGTAACGTCTGCCGAAGCTGTACCGCCCTGCATAACTTGCTGGCGACGGCGCTGGTTATTCCTGCCCCTAGACTTTCTACGACGTTGCTGCGGCATTACAGTGCTAGTACCACCAGCAGAAGGCAGTGCTTCAACTGCAACAATTCCCCAGTCATCGCCCGAAGCAGTACTACTGAAACCTACTGTCTGAGCGCCGCCAGCAGAAGCTACGGTACCTTCGACACCATTGTCAGCACCACTACTACTAGAACTGCTGAGCTGCCACCGAATCGTAACGCTGTTTGTACCTGAATAAGTTCCGATACTACCAGAGCAAACCGCCGTGACAATCATTCCACCGGACGTGGTTCCTGGCACGGAAACCGTGAGTGAGGTTACGCCAGTACCCTGCGTGCTGGTAAGCGTTCCGAAAGAGCCAACCCCGGCAAGGCTGATTGAACCGCCATTGTGGTTATTAGCTTCGGAAGTCGAGACTGAAACCGTGTTACTGCCTGTAGGAACTGTGGGTCCAGCCAACCCGTAGAAGACGACGCCACCGGCACCGCCACCGTCACTAGTCTGATAGCCTAGCAGGTTTAGCGAAACCCCGCCATAGGTAACCCCTGTGACGGTATTAGCGCCTCCGGTAAAGATTGTGAGGGCGACGATAATAGCATTGCCGTTATTGACATGCACCCAGGTACCGGGGCTGGTAGTCCACGCCTTGCCCGTTGCGCCGGGTCCTACGGCATCATAGGTAACTGCCACGAGCACTGCCCTCCCTGTTATTAGCTAACGGTGAGCGTACCCTGAATAGCTACTGATGTACCGCCAATGATTACCTCTGCTCGTGTTAGACGACCAGTGCCCGGCCAGAACCGTACGCCAATAGCGCTCAAATTAATCTGACCTGCATGATTACTTGAGACGCCCCCAGGAAATGTAGCAGACGCTAGCAAATTCCACGTAGCCCCGGCATCATTAGACTGGTGAACGGCAATCTGGCAGGTAGTTGCAGTAGTCTTAGCATTGAAGCCGTTAGCTACTGTCCTGTCAATTGTCAGTACCGCCACAGAATCAGGGTCCGCTACCGATGCCGGGCCGAATTCAAAGGTCCCGGTTGGCAGAGTTGTGAGCGGAATGTTAAGCGTACCCGCCATTAGTTTTCACCGTAAAGCTTACCGTACTGGGCTGTTACGGTATTCGCTGCCGTAGCCGCGCTTAGCGTAAGGTAAGGCCACAGCCAGTAGTTAATGTTCTTATCGTAGGTGGTGATCAGGGCATTACCGGAGCCAGCAGGAGACGTTTGCAAGTTGGCCGAAAATGCCCCGCCATCAACAGCCGCGTGACATACCAGAGTGGAAGTAGTGCCAGGTCCGCCCAGAGTACGAAGTCCAATTTCCGCTTCCATCTTCCAAGACCAAGACCCAGCAGTAGGAGTTGAAGCCAGCGTAGCGGTTGCCAGCGGAGTAGCAGCCGAGAATGTGTTAGATGTGGAAATAGCTAGGCCGAACGACCACGTAGGTACCGTAGCCGTAGCGGTCATAAATCCGCCCATCTTCCACTTAAGACTACTAGTCCAGTCTCCTACGTTACTCATGTACCCGGCTTGGAGGATAATAGCTGGCCACCCTGCCGTAATTGTAGCCGCTCCCGCCGTAGGAGTGCTGACAGTAGCCGCACTGTAGGTAGCAAACAGAAGTTCGGTGCCAATAGGCTTGTAACCAGACATATGAATCCCCTTACTGTGGCATTACAAGCGTGAAGCTGGAAAGCGTGATGTTAGCACCAGAGCTGAATGCAACGGAGTTGAAAATAATGTCCGTGGCAGATGTACCAACCGAACAAGTGAAGTAACACACGGTCTTACCGGCGTTAGTGATATACGCAGACGCGGCTGTTCCAGTCTGCAATGCAGTTACCGTAGAAGCCGAGAAGCTAGCAGTACAGGTTTCTGTTTTAGTCGAGAAAGACCCGGCCGTAACGTCGGGGGTACTGAATGCTGTAGCACTAAATGTGAAGTCCGCAAGAACTGCCGCACCAGACGGAATTGTACCATCAGGGTCCGCTGATCCTGCGGCTGTTGTGGTAATGAGTAGATGACCGCTGTTAGGCAGTACCTTGATTGCGTCTAGCGCCGCACGGACGGCGTTGCTCGCTCCTGTTCCGAAAAATGCAGTCATTGATTATTCCTTATCAGGGTTTGCGGTAATAGATGGGAGAGTGATGCTGCCGTAGCCAACGATATCTTGCGGCGGAACAACCCCAGAACCGGAAATGTCTCGCACTTCGGGCTTATCGGAATCCGCACCCGTAACAATTGTAGACCTTTCCTGCAATTCATGCGGCAATCCTCGCTTTCGAGCCTTTCGCTGAGCGCTGCGCGATGGCGTGGGCTTACCCTTTGGAGGTGTCGTTGCTGGCATTACTTTCCACCCTTGTCTACGGTCTTCGGAGCGGCTGCCTTTGTGGCTGGCTTAGCTGCTGGACGTGCGGGACGTGCCTTAGCGTCAGGGTCCTTGGTCCTAGTGTCTTCGGTAGTCTCACGCTTAGGAGCTGAGCGCCCCTTGGGAGCCGCTGAGACTTCATCTGCGGCGTCAGGATCGAATCCTAGCCCTCGGAGTACCACGGCAAGTTCTGCCTTCTTAGCGGGCTCCTGAGTGGCTTCGAGCTTGCGTCGTAGCGGCGCGATGCGCGGGTCTTCGTTTGCCATGTTAATTATCCTTAACGGTTAATGTCGCCATTAACCTAGCTTGAGTAGATCGGCAGAGTTAGTTACGTTCGTGTTCAGAGAGTACGTGACCTTGATGTATCGGTATCGCTGGCCGACCGGAATCATCTTTACTGCGGTAGTCGCAGTGGTAATCACAAACGGTGCAGCAGTAACGGTACCCAGTGATCCGATATCCGCATAGTTAAGCGGGGCGAAAGACGAGTTATCATTAGACCCGTTAATGGTATAGGTGCAAGTTGGGGTAGCACCGATAGTTGTTACGACTCGCACAAGTACGGGTGTGGTCTTTGGCTCTGCTAGACCTGAATCCCAAGTATTGGTCGTATCTGCGTTGGTTGCCTGACCAGTTCCCAGAACGAACGCGGTAGGGAATCCTGTGTTAGTCGGAGTAATAGAATTCAGGCTAAGGAACTGCACAATCTCCGCGATTTTACCGGGATTGTTCACAGCGGGGTTTCCGAAAAGTGTCATTTCTAGCCACTTTTCATAAAGGTTGTCGGTAAAAGCGGTCATTCGTTAGTCCTTTCGAGACATCAACTTTAATTGGTAATCCTGAATCAAGACGATTTGGGATCGAAAGCTTGCGTAATTGCCACAAAAACTTTTTGTGCTTCTGCTGCATTGGCGCAAGTAATTGTAATCGTAGATGATCCACCAGCGGAAGCTACGTCTCGTGTTAGACCTACGTCGGAACCGCTAACCGATACCGCCGTAATGTAATCCAAGTTTAGTGCTGAATCGGTGGACGTGAGAATAAATTTAGCCATTGACTACTCCAAACCTCTAAGAGCTGCCCAGTCGGGCGCATATGTATGATGATGAATAACCTCGCCGTGAACATGAGGCGAGAACGTAATGCAGCTAGCGAGAATTGCAAACGCGATTCTTGTATCCAGGTATCGCCAGCAACCGGCTCCATTACAATCAGGGCAAACCATACCCGCAATATCGGAACGGCAAAAGGCAGATGTTGGAATTTGCCGTTGCAAATCAAGAGAGAATTTAGTGCATCCAAGA